ACGCGGAAGGAGGCGCTGGGGCTGAACTGGTTGTACCCTTCGACTTCGCGCCACCACCTCCACCGCCGCCGGCGCCACCAGCGACCGCAAACGCCATGCCCGCGGCAACCGTCAGCCCAATTGCGGCAGGATAATCCTGATTCCAAAGCGCCATAACGGCTTGATATGAGGCGATAGCACCATCAATCGCGGCAGAGGCGCGCTTGGCCGCGTCGCTTCCCATGAACGCGCCGGCAACGGCCTTACCAGCTCCGCCGATTGCGTTTGCGTAGGCATCGACGCTATCGGTAAGTTTTTTCTGCTGCTTTTCGTCGATCTTGCCAAGGGCAAGCGCCTTTTCGCTCAAAGTCATAGAAGACGAAAGGACGCGCAGCTTTTCGGCCTCGAGGTCGTTCCCCTCGAGCATCAGTTGTGCGAGCGTCTCCCTAAGTTCGATCTCACGCTCAAGCGCGCGCTCGTTCGCGTCAAACTGCTCAAGCGCCAACTCTTTTTCGCCCGCAGTTGAGTCGCTCCGATTTAGTTCCTCTTCAAGCGCGCCGCGGATCTCACCGCGAAGTTTCATGCGAGCTATTTTTTCGCGAAACGCCAATTCTTCGGCCTCCTCTTCGGCCTTGCGCTGCTCCTCGGCGTATCGCTTTTCGTCCCGCTCAACTTCGGCCAAAAGCTCGCGCCAGCTTGCAGCCTCAGACGCCGCGCGTCTTTCTCGAGCACGTTTGGCGTCTGCGCTTCGGCGTGCGGCGGCCCGTTCTTTATCTGCCGCGGCACGCTCCGCAATGCGCTTTTCTTCGGCAAGGCGTGACTTCTCGATCGCCTCTCGCTCAAGCCCCGCCTTGATCGCTGCCTGCACATCCTCTGTCGACTCTTTTTTCTCGTTCGCCTGCCGCTCTTTAACCGCCTTCTGGCGCGCCTTCTCTGCGTTTGCGCGTTGCGTGTCCGCCTCAGAGATAATCTCGGCAAACGATTTGCCCGACAGGATTGCGCCAATGCCGCCACCGGCCTTGATAATGTCCTCAAGCGGCTGAGTCGCATCAATAATCGCGTCCGCGAAATTGTGCATGCCGCCGACAAAAGTTGAGAAAAACGAGTCCCCGTCATCAGTGATGCCAACCAGTTCCGTCATTGCGCCGATCAGGCCGGCCGCTGAAGATCCGATTGCCGTGGTCACATCGCCGACAGCTATCACGCCCTCATTCAAGGTCTCGGTGAAAACCGCTGCCTCATCAATCGCGCCCCTGTTCGCTTCTGCGCTCCCCTCATAAGCAGACGTCAACGCCCTGATCGCAAGGTCGGCGCGAAGCGACTCATCCGTGATTTTCGCAAGGTCTTGCGCCTGGTCCTTGTTTAGACCTCGAAGGTTTTTTAGCTGCTCAACTTCGCCGTTTCGAGCCTTGGCAACTAGATCCGTGGCCTTCTCAAGCGCAATGTTGGCTTGGCTCGCGATGTCGATCGCTAGCGCATAATCACGCGCCGCTTTTCCGGCATCGCCGCTGGCGTCAGTGAGCTTTTGCAGATGGTTGTAGGAATCTAGGGTCGAGATGCCAAATCGCGTTAACGCATGGGTTGCGACGTCTTGTTGCAGGGCGACCTGCTCCGCCGTCGCACCAGCGTCGCGCTGAGCATTGGCAAGCCTGCCGGCCGCCGCGTCGACCTCCATGTATTTTTTTGCTGCCGCCGAGAGCGCGGCAACAAGGCCAAGGGCGCCGATCGCCGTCTGTTTTAGCTGGTCGCGATATTCTTTTTGTTTTTTTGCGGCTTCACGCGCCTCTTTAGCCGCGGCTCGCGTTTCTTTGGCGAGCTGGCGAGCCGACTTAGACGTTTTGTCAATCGCCCCGATCGCCCCATCGGCATCTGCCGTGATTTTGATCGTCTCTTTACGCGTGCCCATGATATTTCCTTAGACGAGCGATTGCATCTTCGTGAGTCTTCTTGCGGCGCTCGGACTCCACCGGATATTGACTCGCAAGTGTTCCTTCACGGGCCGCTCGCCGCTGCTCACACGCAAGCGCGTACACACTATAAGGCAAGCTCCACATCGACGCGAGAAGTTCCGGCTCTTGATTGGCGACCCGGCGCGTCCAAACGTCGACGCCTGCGGCCTCAAACCGACAATCCGATGAGTCGTCACTCAGACCCGAGCACGCCTGACATGCGCAGACTTTTTTTATCTTTTTTCGGTCGAGCTTGTCCGCGCCATACACAAAGGACAAGCACGTCGACAGGCCGTCAGGCACGCAAGCGGAAAACATCTTTTCCGCGAGATCCACTGGGCTTGCAGACACACATCCTTCAATGATCGTCGGGAGCCCAACAGACAAAAACGGCTCGACGAATTTTGACACCTGGCTCACCTTGTCAGACATTGAAACGGCCGACACCCATTCCCACCAGTCAGACGTTTTGGGCTCGACGGTCACATCAATGTCAACACCGGCCCAATTAAATCGACGCATAGGTGATGCTCAGCGAGTTATCACCGAACGGGTGCGCGGAAAAATTACCAACCACAATAAAGGGCGCGTCGAAGCCCATTGCCCCGTTGCTGTCGCGCTCAGTGAGACGATCGGAAAACTGAACATTTGCCGTGACCGTAGCCTTTCGAGTCGCCCCCTTGAAAACGAGCGTCAACGTCGCGACCTCGTTGGCCAATACCGCCGCGGCGATATCATCATATGCTGCCATATTATCGCTGGGTTCAACGCCCACTTGGCCGTTGGCGGGCGAGACGCCAGACCGCGCACGAATAATCCTCACGGCCAACGGATCGCCTTGCTGCGTGTTGATTGGCGCGACGCTCATGGCGACGTCGAGCGTTACGGTGGAAGCAGGCACCGCCGCCGAGTTGTAAGTAATCGTGCCACCAACGCACATCAGGCGCTCGCCGGCATCTGCCGAAGCGGTCCCCGCATAGGTGACCGCCGAACCCGTTCCATCAAGGGCAGGTTCACCACTTGAGTCAAAATATGCGGCAGGCGTGCTCAAGTCCGAATAAGACGCGCCCTGCCCTGCCATCGATAGCACAGGCTCTTCGCCAGCCGTCGACCCTAGCGACATATTGAGCAACACGCCGGTGGCCTTCTTGAGCCTCCACTCGGAGTCGGTCAGGTTTCGCTGGTATTTATAGACGGTGGCCGAATCGGCGCACTCAGTTTTTAGCGTGTAGGTTGTCGTCGTCCCCGACACGCTTTCGTCAAATCCGCACGCCTTCAACAGCGCGCCATAGCTTGGTGTATTTGCGCTGCCAACCCCGGCCGTCATGGGAACGTTTAGCGTAAGCTCCGAGTGAGATTTAACAAAAGTCGATGGCACTGCGTCCTGAGATGCTCGCGCGCGATCGGGCGTAAACGGAGCGCCAACGGGCGTAATGTCACTGCCGTTATTGACCGCCAGGTAGGTGATGTTGTCGTCGGCGTTGATTGCGGCGTTCACCGCGTCTGTGTTGTAGGCAGTCTCTTCGACTGCCACAAACACGCTATATGCTGATGATAGGATTCCAGCCATTTTTAGTCCTCACAGTGTGGGATTTGTGTATCGAGCCGGAGCCCGTAAACGAGTGTTGCCATTCCGTACGATCCCGCAGAGTCCGAGTCGTAAGTTTCACCGGCAAAGTCTGATTCTTTTGAAATAACGTCGGTAACCACGCCATCAGAGCCGCAACACAGGTCACGGCGGATCGTCTCGTTGACCGCTGCCGCGTAGTAGTATCCGCGGCGCGCGAGGATATCAGACACAGTCAACGGCTGCTCCCACTCGTCCGGCGTGTATGTGTCCTGTGGCGCGTTTTGGTACAAAATGCGGATTTCAACGTATGTCAACTGAACGCCGCCCATGTATTCTGGTGTTCCAGACGACTCGTTCACAATTTCGCTAGAGCGAGACTGAAAGACGAAGCAGGACACAAAGGCGTTGGTTAGCACTTCGCTTACCGCATCACGGCTCAGCGCGATTCGGTATGCGTCCGGCGGAGGAACGTTTAGCCCGATTTCTCGGGTTTCCATTTCCGCCAGACGCTCGGGGAGCTTGGCAGCCAATACGCGTTTTACCGCATCGATAGCCCGGATGACCGATGTCGATTCTGCGATGCTCATTTACGCCCCGTCAAAACAAAGTCGACGAGCTTGTCCAGCATCGGCGCGGTGATCGACGAAACCAACTGCTCTTGCCCGGCCTCATGACGGTGCCACGAGTTGTGCGTTGCGTAGGGCAAGTCGGTTCCGTATTCAACGTTTCTTTTCCGGATCTTAAAATACTTCTGATTTGCTACAGACTTCATCAAATCGCCCGTGCCAGAACCCTCATGTATTCTAGACGCGTGGGCATCATAAATCATACCGCGCAGGCTGTTTTCGATGGGCGACCAGTCTTTAAGACGATCGACAATGCGCCTTAAATGGGGCGCGATGTTGTCTGTTTGGCTGATCTTGTACATGCCGCACCTACCACTTTGGGAAGCCGATAAATGACCAGTCAGTCACACCGTGTTCATCTGGAGCGGTGAGAATGTTGGTCCTTAGACCGCCCGAAGAAAACGCTTCGCCGACCATCTGTGGCCGATTGCTTAGTTCCGCATAAACCTGCTCCCAAATCCTGCGACACTGATCGTAGGAAGGCCCGCGGACATTGAGCACCGCAAGCGACTTGAACGCCGCATACGATCGCACTGCCGTTGCGATCTTCTGATGAGAGTTGTCACCCATGCTGATCGACGGCGTAACACCGGACCGCTCAAGCATCGCGTTAAGCTGGCTCGCGCCGTCCTCGATCCACTGCGCCAAAGCTGTAGTCGTGATGCGCCCTGTCGTCGCGCTGATTTCGCTCGCGTCGATCCCAGGTATCTCGTCGATAACGTCGGAGTAAGTGAGCCCGTATGTGTACACACTCATTTTTTGCTCCGTCGCTTCTTAGACTTCTCAACAACTGGCGTTACAAGGCCGGCCTGCACCCACTTCCGGTGAGACGCAATCCAGCCCAGTGACGCCACGAATGGCTTTCGATTATCCGGCCCGCGCACGCCATCAGGCGTATGCACCGGCCCGCTTCCATGCCATTCGTAGCGTTGCATCACAGCCCCGTGAGATAGCACCCAAGGTCAATGTCGCCCCGGACAATGTCGAGCGTGCGGATATATGATGTCTCCATCACGTTGTGACCAGGAACAACGTTTACGTAACCGCCATTGCTCGGCGTGCCGGGCACGCCGGTCGCTAGCGATTGCTCGTAAAGGCGCAAGGCGTTTTTGTGCCCGATCCATGCGAGATCCCCGGCTTGGTACGCAATCGAGTGTGTCTGACCGGGATTTGCGGAGTTCGCAAAAGTCCCAAACACGTGAATGTTTTGCGCCGGAATGTTCAACACCGAGCTCAAGTAGCTTTGGACCGCAGAGATCGGAATTGCGCCGGCACCACTGTAGTTGCTCGTCAGTTCCTTAAAGTCAGGATGCCGAGCAAGCTCTTGAGCGCTCGTCTGACCAAGCACAACCGTATCCGAGCCCGGAGTTTTGTTGAGCGCGTTTTGCAGGTCGAGGACTGGAGTCGATGTGTTAACCGACCAGTTGCCGGACCCTGCACCCTGAGTGCGATTGTAAGTCGCGTTTGTCAGGAGCGTTTTAAGCGCAGCGTCAATACCGCGGTCAACATCCTGCATCAGCGTTGCGGCGATCTCCTCGAGCGGCTGCATGTACTCGCTGAGCGCTTCGACGGTGGCTTTGGGGATGCGGATCAAGCTCGAGAACTCGCCCATGTCCCAAGACACGTTTCCAGTCTCGATGTTACGGTCTTTTATCGTTGCCCCAATCGCCTTTTTAGCGACTGGCTGCCCCAACGATTGCGCCGTTGGCAATGTTAAATCTTTACCAGTGAGGGCCTTGCGCTGAAGCGAAAAACACACCTGGTCTGCGAAGGCGCCGCGCTGTGCGCGCAGCCCCATGATGATATCGTGCGTGGCCGCGGCCAGCGCGCTTGCGTCGTTATAACTCATGTCTGACCCCTTAGATCACAACTGATGTTTGTGGAATGAACAGGATTTCGATCTCGTCGCCATTGGCGGCGGCGGCCTCTTGCGCGATACCGCACACAAGGTCGCCGGTTGCGGCGGCCTTGATTCGGCCGGCGCTGTCAGGGCAGACGCGGGCAAACTTTGCGATCACGCCCGAGGCCAACGCTTTTGTTGGTCCGCTTGTGACAACTCGGCAGTTTGCTTGGGCGGCTTCTGCGTCGTGTTGAATCACTCCAACGACGACATCTGTGTCCGCCGCAGACTGAACCAGCGCTCCGCCAGTTTTCACCAGCTGGAACTGGTTCAGCGATGACGCGCCGGCAGTGTCTGAGTTTACATATGGTGTAGACATTTTTTGACCTCTTATTGTTCGAGCGCTGATCGCACGATTTCAGTGGTGAACGATGGGTAGTTTTCTGCCAAAAACAGCGGGAGACGACCGCGCCCAGCTTGGCCGGCCTTCACCGCAGCTGCGGCAACATCGGCCGCCGAGAGGCTGACTTTTGTCTCAGTCTGGCCCACGACTCCAATTTCTTTTTGTGGGGCCGCGAGAGCTTTCACAGTTTTGACGTAAAGCGGGCGGTTGACTGCCGAGAGTTGGATTAAATCGCTGACAATGTCGCCTTTGATGCCACGGGCGCTCAGCTCAAGCCGAACGTTTGCGGCCTCAAGCTCTGCGATGCGTGCCGACATTTTGACAGCCACATCGTCTTCATCGTCTTCATCGGCGGCAAGTTCGGTCTCTTCGACTTCATCTTTTTTGAGCATCGCCTCGATCTTGTCCATACGCGCCATGACGTCTGCAAGCGTAGGCTCAGCCATTTCTACTTTTTCTTCTTCGACCGCTTCGGGCTTTCCCTCAGCGGCCAGCTCTGTTTTCTTCGACATTTCGTCTCCATTGAAAAACATTGGGTGGCCGCTCAACACGACTCCCGGGTTGATATCGTTGGGCACGCGGAGATTCCGCTGGTGGCCCATCGACGTAAAAGAAACCTCTAGGAGCGTCGGCCCCATCTCCTCGCCAGTGTGCGGGTCGCGCCAATTCATCGAAAACCCCGGCGAGAACTCTCGCATGATGCCTTCGTTGTACGCGTCCTTTTCCTCTCGCCTGGTCATCTCGACAGCTAGGCTCAGCCACCCATCTTTGATGCGGGTGTCGACCACGTCACCGTAAACAAACGAGTCAACGCGCCCATGCTCACGCAGGAACGTGACGCGATATCCTCGAGACTTCAGGATTCTGAAATTCTTAGTGATCGACTCCGCAAACTCCGGCGTAATCTCAATGTCGCCGGTGGAGTGGTAGACGGTGCTCCCCATTTTATATGCGTCGATCCAGATCGGAGCGCTCATGTCGGAACCTCCTGCTGGCCCGACACGTCTGCCGAAGTCGCACCAACCCAATTGTCAAAAGCCTCGATGCTCAACCCCATGTTGGCGGCTGCCATTCTGCGCGGCTCATCAGGCCACGTCCAAACCTGTGCCGCGACGAGAACTTGCATATCTGCGGCCCATTTCGAACTATCTTGCGTGCCGGCAAAGCGGAATGTGTAAGACGGCCACACCTCAACCGAATCAGGGTCAGAGTGGTTGAACCGGACCATCAGACGAAGAAGTTTCGTCAACAACTCGGCCACGCACGACGCGTACACAGGAGCAGCCCGCATAAACCTGTTATCTGCGACGGACGCTAACGCATAGGACCCGACAGAGCTGGTTCCGATCGTGGCGCCCTCATTGCTCATCACCAAGCCCATCAACGAATCAATGTAGGTCAGGAGCGGAATGACATCGGGGATCTCGCCAGTCGGCGTTGCATATTCGATTCTTACACCAGGGGGCGGAGCCAACACGGGACCAGACCCAGCGCGCATGCCGACCATTTGGTCGATAACGTTTTGAACCTCAGCGGTAGACGGTGCCCCGCCGAGTTGGGCAATTTCAGCGGCGCTCGCATCAACCAGTGTTTGCACGACCTGAGCGATCGGGACGCCGTATTTCTGGAAACTTACACCAGTGATGGAAAGCAACAACTCTTTGAGTTTTCGCAGCCCAACGACCACGCGAATCGGGCTCACGCCCTCGAAGTTGTTTCCGGTCGCGTAGATGTTGACAAGCCCTAGCCGCTCCGTGGCTGGCGTGCCGCCGTTGGCCGGCAGCACATATCCCGACCCGTTCAACACCATAAACGATGCCGCCACGAGCTCGGACTGACGCTCGTCCAGAAACCAGCGATCTAGCGTCGCCTGCTCCCTAAACGCGCACTTGTGCAAATAGCCGTCATCCCAAACCAGCTCGAACGGCGCAAAGCCGTTCTTGAACGCGGTCGACGCGTTTCGCTTGAAAGCCTCAAAGCCTCCGTGCTGGTACAGGATTGAGCGATGGGCGCGGGCCACAATGGAGCGCGTTTCATCATCGGTATCTGCCGGCACATGCGGTTCATAGGTCGCGTTGCAGACGATTGACGTGATCGAGTTGATCGAGTTGAAAATGACTGGCTCAGAACGATAAACGTCCTCATTGATTCCCGGCCGGCCCATGCGCCCACGTGAAAAATACGGGCGAAGGCGGTAATTCTGCTCGACCTGCAACACACCATCCATGATGGGTGTGCCAGGCTGACCGATTTCAACTTGAGCGGAAAATTTAACCAAGTCGCCATGATTAAGCGCAGTCATCTCGCAGCCGGAATCGGCCTCGAAGGGCTCGATCCCGTGCGCAAGCAACGCTTCAGACAGCGTGGAGCTGCTGACCGCGGCCTCGATGGCTGACAAGTTAATCACTGGCGGTGACCCCTGCTCGGTAGTTATCCGAGAAAGAAGGTGGTTCTTGCCATTCTAGCGTTACTTGTAAATGATTTTCAAGTCAAGAATTTACATGTACCCGGTGTAGTCTGGCGCAGCGCTACTGCTGTGCGGTATCGCCTGTTTGACAGGCTGAGCCCCGCCATTCTTTTTCGCCGTTGGATACCCAAGGGCGCACGCCCAAAATGCATCACCGTGACCCTGTCCGTCTCGCTTCGTGTCAAACGTCGTGGAGTTTGGGCCAATCCATTTCCGGTAAACTTTTTTGAAGTCTTGCATCAAAATCGGATACGTGGACACGTCAAAACACTCGCGCACAAACGAGCCAAGCGCGTTGTCCTCAACACTGACAGACGACCCCACAAACTGACCCGCATTGCGAGACGAATACACAAAGTCCCGCCGATCGGCGTCAATGCGCAGCGTCCCAACCTCAAGAGCCGTCTTCATTGCTTGTACCGTGTCATCCTTCCACGACTGGCTAATCGTCTGCGGCAGGATTGCGTGACTCGTCCCCAGGTGGAGCGGCTGAAGCATCATGTATAGATTAGCGATACCTCGGACCTTGCGCGCCATGTCACCAGTAACGTCAATAACCGCTCCTCGAGCTCGAAGATGGCGCATCAAAGCATCAACGATTGTTACTTGGCCAACACGCTTGCGGTTCGTGTCGGTTTCGTACTGCACGTGATTTAGCGTGTACGTGTCCCCGAGCCACACTTTCCCGTCATGCGCCCACAGGCACTGAATCGCCGTCGTGTCGACCACGGACGCAGTATCAATCCCGAGCCACAACACCGCCTCACGTGACGCAATCCGAACATGTGTCGACTCAGCCAGCAGCCGGGAGTTGAAGTACTGGTTTTCGCCTCCCAGGAATTTACACAACAACTCCTGATCCCACTGGTCCTGCGTAAAATCCGCGCGGTGGTCCTCGATTACGAACGGGAACCCATCGGCGATCGCGTCGTGCACGTCGCACTTGTGCCGAGACCATCTAGGGTGCTTTACGATATCGGTGCATAGTTCATGATAATGGTCCCCAAATCCGTTCGGCGTAGAAATGACCGACACACGCAGATCAGGATTTGAAAACGTCGACGGTGTCGCGCCTGTCCAAATTTGCGCCTGGTATTGGTAAAAGGCATATTCGTCGAGATACAGGTGCCCAGTCTTTGATCGCCCAGCGTCTGGGTTCTGAGTCTCGGATTTAACGCGAAAACCAGTGCGCTCAAACTCTATCTCACTCGCAGACCAAGTCACGGTTTGTAGAAACGGCGCAATCTCGGCATCTTGGCGTAAAACCTCCACCCACTTCTTGCACTTATCCACCACGTCAAACGCATCTTCTTCGCGTTTCGATACGATGTTGCAGTTGTTCGCAACGACGCCCGGCATAAGACCCGAGGCGGTCAACACCATCTCCAGCGAAATCACGTCAGACCACCCAATTTGACGAGCCTTGAGCGCTAGCCGTCGCCTCGACAAGTCTTCAAGCCAGCGCCGCTGATACGGTCGCAGGTACTCTCTAAACACGAAATCGAGAACGATGCTCACGATGCGCTACCAAGGCCGAGGCGAAGCTTGATTTTCTCGACCACCTCGCCGGGGTCCAGCGCGTCGGGAATGAACTCGTCTTTTGCGTCTTTTAGAAGTGTGGTCAGCGCTTGAACACGAGGGCCGGCAGGCGTAGAGCCATCGTTTGCGATGTCCCACATCGCGCCGCGAATTTGCTCAAGTGTTGGCGCGACGATTGGTGCGCCGGATTTAGCCGGCCGGTGCTCCGACATCTGGACAATGCGAGCCACTTGTTTTTTGGCAGACGTGCCAGGGGGGATTTTTACAGGTGGAGGCACTGGCGTCACGCCCTCTACGCCGTACTCGATCAAGAGCGCGCGGAATACCTCATCAATGATGACGCCGTTATCGTCCTTCTTGAGGAACCTGTAACAGCCCTGGTGGCTGGAGTATCCGGCCAGTTTGGCGGACTCAATGACGTTGCCAGTGGCTGCGTAGTGTTTCGCAAACGCTCGTTTGCGTGGTGTTACCTGTCTGCC